TAAACTAGAACTTTCGTTCATCATTGTTTCATTTAAAACAACACCAACTTTATCAGCAAGGGCTTTTGCTTGGTCAAAATATCTATAAGATTTTAAACCTAATCTTAAAGTTTTCATTTTGCCCTCAACATAAGAATATAATTGTTCATGCTCTTTAATTACATTGTCAGCACTAGCGACATACATCTTAAAAAAGTTTAATGTACTTTCATCAACTTTGTATTGTCTTGAATGACAATAAGAACTTCCAATAGTCCATAGTTTGAAATCATTTTCCCACTTGTGAACTGGCTTTTGGATTGATTGATCTTCGTTAGATGAATTACTAAAACCCAAATAAGAATTTACTGCGCTTTCATCATTGTAATATTTTGGGTTTCTTTTTGAATAGTCATTATCAATAGACAATTTAAAATCTGGATTTAAACCTTTTGATTTTAATTCATCTCGATA